AAATTACCATTATCTCCTCTACTTCCTATACTAAGAGTACCAGCGCCATTTGAAAATTGTACTTGATAGGTTATTTGAGCAGCGGTTGAGGGCGAATCCAAGTAGTCAAAAGAGATATCTTCATAAGCAATGTGTGCATAATAAGTATTGTTACTTCCATTTGCATAGTAGATATTACCCAGACCACCAGATGTAGCAACTGGATAAAGATTTGTTGCTGAACCACCCACAGTTCTAACTATCCTAACAACATTATCAGAACTAGCGTTAGAAGCATATCTAAATGCCAACCTTATAAGCATCGTACTAGAGGTACTTGCTGGAGTTATATTCAAAGACATTCCATCTGCATTAGCAAAAGTTGTTTGACTGCCTGTTGTAAAACTAAGCCGACCAGATGCAGCTGCTCTTTTAGAATGAACAACTTGCACAATATGACCAGATGGGGGAGTGAAACCATTAGATGCATCCAAGGTCTTACCACTTGCAACTGTAATGGTAGTTCCACTTGCAGTATCTAAATTATTAATTTTTAATGTTGATGCCATATCCTATTCCTTATTGTGCGATTTCTTGTAAAACCATTGTACTTACACTATATCCACTGGTTGATGTTTGAGCAGTAACATTTGAACTGCCGGAAAGCCTTTCCATTGAAACAAAATATCTTGTAGCACTTGTAGTTGATGGACTATCTAACCATGAAAAAGGAAGTTGATTTATTTCCTCATCTGTTGAGTTATTATATCCTTCTGGACTTACAATAATACTTAATAAACTATTACTTGCAATAGTTCCTCTTCTAATACAAATTTGACAATAACCGTTACTAGAGGTTTGAATATTTTGTGCAACTGTTATTAAAATTTTACTATTACTATATTTTGGTGTAATTGATAAAGCTAATCCAGTTTCAACAGCACCACTTGAGTTTGTAGTTACTGAAGTGTTATAAGAAGTATGAAGTGTTTGAATAATTTGACCAGGCGACTTAAATGTACCACCATCTGTACCAACCATTACTTTACCAGTAGGAACTGTAATCGTTGAACCACTTGCAGTGTTTAGATTGTTTACAAATAAAGTACTCATTGTGAAATCTCCATCAGTATCACTTGTGCATTACTATTACCCATGTGTGCTGAAACATTACCACCACCAGAAGCACTTTTAACTTGTACTTTATAAGTCGTTGCACTTGTAGTACTAGGACTATCCATGTATTCCATGTGCATTAGTTGTCCTGCTCCGTTTGCTGGGTTTACCCAAGGGCTTCTATTTACTTCATAGATTTGGGTAGAACCTCTTAACATTCTGGTAAGATTTTGGTAAGAACCAGAACTACCAGTATTATGAGCATTAACAAAATTAAACTTAGCAAGTATTTTACTTGTTGCAAATTTTGGAGTAATAGTTGCACTAAGATTAATATCTGTATATGTGGTGCCTGTAAATGATACAGTACTATTAGGGCCGTTTGCACTTACGGTTTGTACAACACAACCAGCAGGCAACTTAACATTTGCGGCTGTGGTTGCACCTACGATATTATCTACTGTTAATGTTGAACCCATTCTCTATCTCCTATACAATCGTTAAGTTACCATTAACAGTCAAGTTAACAGTTCCAGATGTGGATACAGTCAAGGGCCCAGCACATGATGCATTGTCACCAGATGCGATAGTCACACTTGTGTTTAGAGTTGATTCGTTTACACGAAAAATATCACCCTTACCAGCAGAACTGTCACCCCTTGAACCATTCTCTCCTTGGAAAAATCCAACACCAAGAGTAACACTGTCTGCGATTTTACCAGCAGTTACAGCATCATCTGCAAGGTCAGCTGCTACAACTGTACCATCTGTCAGAGAACGAGATATGATTTTTCTAATTGCCATGTCTTAATCCTTTTCTATTATTTATGCATCATCTGTATCAGTACCAGTTTTTTCATCATAATTTTTTGCATCTTCAAAGAAAGAAGTTGTCTCATTAAATCCAAAGTTGTCATCTGCTTCTGCACTTTGTGGAGAAGGTGTAACTGAATACCTTTGTTCTCTCTTAGGTGCGTTGACAGGCATATCTGTATACTGGTCAACTTGAACTTGTTTAATAACTTTCTGGTCTGTAACTGGGCCGTACAGATAAAATTTTGCAGTAAATGACATTGTGTATGTCAGAACCCTTCTATCATTAAATTCACCATCATAACTATCTTCATATGTAACATTACTTAATATAATCGGAACATCTCTAGAACTTCCCATTGCAGAGTTATCATTTAATGTAATAGTATAATCTGGTTGAAAGAAAGGTAATATTTGTTCTACAATTTGTAATGCATCATCTGAACTTTTTGCCATGATAACAAGGTCAAAATCCATATTATATGGAACAGGCATATACTGTGAAGATAATGATTTACCGTCTGTAGATGTATTTGTTTTCTTAACTTTTTGAATAGAGTTTAATTTACGAGTTGGGTCATAAGAAATCCCAGAGATTTCAAATCCCATTCTTGGTAAAGTCAACGCAACCTTTTTGTTTAGGTTTGGGTCTTCTCTAAGTCTTGTTAAAAACTTTTGTTTTGGGCCGTATGCAAGAGGTACTTTCATACTTTGCGTTACTGCACCAGAATTATTTACTCTAATAATGTTAATATTATTAAAAATAGTTCCAAAGGCAACCACGACCTTTCGCATAGTTTCATGGTAAAATTGTTGTCCTAACATATTATATTATCCTATTTTTCCTATGTCACCAAATGGATTAGATTCAGTAAAGTCAATAACAGTATCATCTTGTTTATCGAAGAAATCATTCATTGCATTTTCATCTATCGTATCAGTTACATATGCTTCTTGTATTATATAGTCTCCAGTTTCTAGGACTACATTCTCACCACCAGTTTCATCCTCACCGATAATATTATCAGTTCCACCAGTTTGTGTCTCTTGTTCTAAGTTTCCATCTTCAGATTCTAATTCAATACCTTCATTGTAAGTTCCAGATTGTTCCATAGTAATCTGGTAAACCAATTGGTCAAGTGAATTATCTGTTTCGATTGCATCAATTTCTGCAATACCAGTATCCATATCTTCACTAGAGTATTCAAATGTCTTACACTTTAATTTAAAAGCAGGAACATTATGAACTTGATAGAATGGGTCATCATGGTCTACAAAAGATATCTCAAATATTTTTTTTACTTTTGGAAAGTAAACTAAGTCACCTTCATTTGGTCTTGTCTTGACAATTAAATTAGAATCATGAGATACTAATTGTTCAAATCTTCTTCTTGCAACTACAAAGGTAACATCTTCATTCATCTGTAGACCGAACTTGGACATGATTTCTTTTTCACCTTCATATCCTTCTACATTTTCAAAGTACATTTCGATTAGATATGCATCATCAAATTTAGACAAAGTATCTTCCCCAAAGAGACTATCTTCTTTGACTAAAGTTCTTGGAATATAGAAAACATCTTGTCCATAAATCTTTAATTGTTCTATCATTAAATCTTCATAGAGATGTTGTTCTGGTTTAGTTCCAGTATCGAAGTATACATTTGTCGGCATCAAATTATCCTATCATGTAGTTTGGTGGTAGTTCATATGCAAGTTGAATTTGTTCCTCTAACTTTTCTATGTCTGCCTGAGCCTCTTCAAATAACTTTGCACCATTTAGTGTAACACCACCTAACATTTGAACACCCTCAAACTTAGAAAGGTTTGCACCCCATTGTCTTTTTATTAGTGCAGTTGTATATCTTTTTAAATAAATGTCATTAAAAACATCTGTATATGTTGTTGGGTCTAAGTTACGATAACATTCAATAATAATGAAATCCCCAACATTCACATCTTCTGACCAATCCATGTCTATGTATAATCTACTTTGGTGTTGATTAAAACGTATTGGTTTTTCTCCAACAAGAATATGGTCTAATAAATCTAGATGTTGCATTGTCATTTCATAATGAATAATAGATTCACTACTGAAATCATACAAGTCATTTAGACGTAATTGGTAACGAACATCAAACATATTTACTGTATTTTTATCAGAAAAATCGAATATTTTAACGACTGATAATACACTTGGTGGTACTGGAATAAAACCTTTTCCATCTAACCAAGTTGCAGTAATACTACTATCAACTTTATCAGTTGCAGTTTCAGAAGTATTTGTTGTAGCTCTATCTATGTCTGCCTGTGTAATTTGGTGTTTTAAATAAACTCTTTCGATACCGTCATAATGGTATTGTGCGAAGTATTGTAGTGCATCATCTATTCTATCATCCACTTGGTCATCATCAACATTAATGTCAATTACAGGCTTACCAAGACTCCGAAGACAATGTTCTTTTAGAGATGCTCTAGTATTTGGAGTTGCCATATTAATTTTCCTTTGTTATATTTAGGTTATCCAAGTGCAGTAGCCATAGCAATCGAGAAACCAGTAGTTGCACCAGCAGATGTTTGGATACTTCCATCACCAAACTCAATACCATTTGTTCCCACAACAACCTTTCCAGAACCATTTGGTGTAAGGTTGATATCTCTATTAGATGTTGTAACTATACTGTGAGTAACTAAATCTAGATTGCCTCCTAATTGTGGAGAAGAATCGTCTGATACATTTTGAATACCAGCACCAGCAAGTGAACTAACAGATGCAAACGCAAGTTGTCCAGAACCATCTGTTTTTAGAACTTGTCCAGCATTACCATCTGCTTGTGGGTGAGAAAGTCCATCAATAATTACTGAACCAGAACCGTTTGGTGTGATAGAGATATTACCATTTGATGCAGAGATAATTGAGTTGCCGTTAACATCTAAATCGCCTCCAAGTTGTGGAGTCGAATCTGCGGCTACACTTGCAATACCAGATGCAGAAACAACAAGGTCTATTGTTCCATCACTATCTTGATATGTTGCAGTTATATTTGTTTCAGTATTACTACTAAACATTGCACCGACTGTATCTTGAATCACTTCAGATAAGTCAATATTTCCAGTACCATCAAAACTTACACCATGAATATTTCTTGCAGTTTCTAATGCAGTAGCAGTAGCTGCATTACCAGAAGTATCTTGAGAACCAGATGCATTTACCCCAGGCAGATTTATATTTGCAGTACCATCAAATGATACTCCACCAATAGTTCTTGCATTTGCAAGTGCAGTTGCAGTATCAGCGACAATTGTGAGGTTATTAATAAATGATGCATTTACACGACTATCAATTGCAGAGTTAACTCTTGCAGTCGTATGGTAAAGATTAGAAGAACCCTCTGATAAATCATCTGTATCAAAACCAGTTAGATTTCTTGTACTGGTTGTTAATGCCCAACCCATGTTTCCATGTGAAGAACATTGATAATGTAAAACTTGTGGAGTTGTATCTGAAACAATAATTTGTGTATATGCACCAGCAGAACCAGGCGTTCCGTTTGTTGTTACACCAGTTGTGTATGCAACTGCTTTTGCCGAATCATAATAGAAAAGAAGGGGGTGACCAGAATTACTTGAATCACTTTGGTCAAAACGATATGTAATTCTTGGAATTAATTTAAGATAAGGAGAGAATACACCATTAATTTTATACTTGTTACTAGAACCAGTTCCATGATATGCGTGTGCAGAAGTTGACGTTGCAACTGTTACTTTAAACGTAACAACATTAACATCAAAGTCCGTTGCATAATGATTAGACAGAGTAATAACTGCACTAGAACCGTCACGAACATAAAATTTCTTGTCAACGGTATTAAGTGCAACTTCACCAGCAATCAAGTCCGAAGTGGATGGAATCGTTGCTTGTGTGTTACTGTGTTTTAATTTTATTGATGTAGCCATTAGGCGTTCTCCCTAGACTACCAATTAAAAAGTTCCACCGTCAACAGCAGCTGCAAATGCAAGTGTATCACTTGATGCTGTATATGTTAAGATACCATCACTTGACCCACCACCATCTAATGCTGTAATAGTATTAGCAGTATTTGCAACCAAAATAGAACCTTTTGCAATAGATGTTAATCCAGTTCCACCATTAGCAACTGGTAAAGAACCAGTAACTTTTGCAGTTAAGTCAATAGACCCTGCTAACATTGCATTTGTAATACCAGATGCTTTTACTCTTAGTGCATCTGAACTTACTTCTATAGAAGAGTCATCAACTGCAACATTCAATGTATTACCAGATTTTGTAAGTGCAGAACCAGCAGTAACTTGTCCAGCACCAGAGAATTGTGTAAACACTAATGCAGTAGAACCGACTGTTACAGTTCCATCATTTGTCATAACAAAACCGTTGTCTGCGTTTGCAGTACCTTCTTCAACAAAGAAGAATGTTCCACCAGTTACTTCTGAGTCTGCATCAAAGTCAGTTGCACGAGTCGGAGCACCACTTGAGTTTACTGTATAGATACCGTTTTGTGAACCAGTACTTTGGTCTTTCAAAAGAATTCTGTCACCAGTTGCAAGAGTAATTCCATCAACAGTAGAGTTATTTGCAAATGCAGAGGATAAAGTTCCGTTTGCAGTTGTAGCAACTCTTACAGAGTTCTTAACATCAAGACCTTGTAACTGTGCATCAACATATGCTTTTGTAGCGGCATCAGTTGTTTGTGTTGGAGTTGCAAGACTTGTAATTCTTGCAGAAGAAACATCAATTGTTCCAGTTCCATTTGGGTCTAATACTAAGTTACCGTTTGTATTTGTTGTTGCAATAGTATTACCATTAACATTAATATTATCAACTGCTAATTCTGTAACACCAGCGATTGAAGTTGAACTTGCACCCAAAGCAATAGAAGTTGAACCAACTGTTACTGCACTGTTTGTAAGTTTTGCGTTTGCAATTGACCCTGCTAACATTGCATTTGTTACAGAGGTATTTGCAATTGTTAATGCACCACTGTCAGATGCAGTTGCATCTCCAGACATTGCAGAGTAAATATACTTTTTAACCCTTGAAAGGTCAGACCTTCTGTTTGTTCCATTTCCACTATCGTCAACAATAATTTCATCAGCATCAACTAAGTCTGCACCGATATCTGTACCACCATCAATATCAAGAGCTGCAATAGAAAATCCACCAGCACCTTGAACATATGTTTTAATTCTTGAAGCTGCTAGTTTTCTATTTGTACCACCAGCACCATCATCAACAATAAACAAATCTGCATCAGCAAGGTTTGCACCAATATCAGTTCCACCATCTATCTCTAGAGAACTTAATGCAACTTTTCCAGCAGTTGTAATTTGATTTAATTTTGAATCTGCAATTGAACCAGCGAGTTGTGCATTTGTAATTGTACCAGATAATTCTGAAGTTGCAACTGCACCAAATGATAAAGTTCCAGAACCATTTGTTCTTAAAACATTTGTACTAGAACCGTCTGCACTTGGTAAAGTTAATTCGACATTACCACTTAATGCGTTTGGTGATTTAAGTTGTACATGATGAGTACCATTATTTGTACCTTCTTTTAATTCAATCGAACCACCAGTTGATGCGTGATTACCTACGATTAAATCATCTATTGCTTTGTTAGAATCTGCTGTCAGAGCACTTGATGCAGTCAAAGTACCTTGAGTGTGGTCTAACATATCGGAGAAAAATTTACCACCGATAACATCTACGTTTGAACCATCACCAATAAAAAGTCTGTCTCCTAAATTGGATGCAGTACCAGTTCCAAAGGTTACCCCTAATTCACCAGCTGCAAGAGAACTAGGCGCTGAAGTACCAGTAGACCTTTTAATTTGAATTGTTGTAGCCATGTTTTTCTATCCTTAAAAATTACCACCATTAAAAACTAGAGTTCCAGATGATGTGTCTAATTGATTTCTTGCAACGAATTTTTGGTCACTTGCACGATATTGTAATAATGCACCATCTTGAAGACTAGATACATCAACGTCTTGTGATTGTGAAATATTGTTCACAGAAGAACCAGCAGTACCTTGCGGCCCTTGTGGGCCAGGCACAGTAATTCTCGTAACAACTAATTCATTACCAGATGATATTGAACCTTTGATTTGAGAAACACTTGATACGCTTCCACTTATTGCCATGTTTTTACCTCGTTACACTTGGGTTGACTGTGACTTGACCTTCAACAACTCTTGTCTTTGCACCACCAGATGCAGTTATGAGAACATCATAAACATAACGTCCAGATTCTAAAGATGTTGTTTGGGAGTCAGTGAGTGAAATAGTAATCTCACCAGCAGATGCGTTTGAAATACTTGCTGTAAAAGCAGTAGAAGTAGATGACAAATGACTTTTTCTGATTTGTGCAGCTACTGAATATCCAACTAAGCTTACTGCATCACCATTTGCATCTGATACTGTTACTGTGGTAGTAAAAGTTGCACCTTGGTCTATAAATATATTTGAAATACTTGACATTCACACAGTCTCCTTTTTAGTATTTATAAGGAAAGTGTGTTAGAGTTATCCTATTAAATAACCCTCAAAGGTTGGGTCATAATGTGCAGATTCATCATGATATGCGTGTTCACTACCAAAAACAACTTTAATTGTATCAGAAGCAGATAGTTGCATTGTGGTATTCATCATTAAAGTGCTGTGTCCAGAACCACCTCTATTACTTTCAAATCCTCTAGTACCATCAGCAACAGCACCATTCTTATAAAA